GTCGTCCTTTATCAAGTGTTCCGTTTCCCCCCCCCGCCCCCCCTTCCCCGTCCCCACCCGCACCCGCCGCAACTCCCCCCTCCTTCCCTGAAACCGATTCTTTCAGTTTTTCCTTTACACGAATTTCTTCGTGTTGTTTCATTTCGCATTCTTGTCTTCGGGTTGTTTGCGACGGTTTATCCCATTGCCCGAAACAACACGGTACACACAACCCTTTTGGATGTGCGTCTTTTTTAAGAAACCCAGGATAATGTTGCTTGTAATTTCCCTTTTCATCCACGTGGTATTTATCATCCGTAAACTCGAATATACTTGCGCCGGGAGGCACCTTCTTCGCCTTTTGCGGAATAACTTTCCCGAACTTCCCCGATTGGACCTCTTCTTCAGTCAAACTGGTGTTATGCTTTAAACTCCAATATCTTGGGCATATATAATGATACTGCTTGCTTTGGTCAGACCCGTATGTTATACTATGTGAATATGAATTCGGATGTTCTCGGTCAATTCGCGCCTTTTCTTCGCTGGTTAAAATAACCGGCTGGCGTCTCACATTCCACGGGCAACTACGTGAATATGCGTTGAATTTACCAGAATCTTCATTAAGATGAATAATCGGATCGCGCTCTTGGATACGTTTTGAAAATGGATTTGGATTGGCCAATTCTAGACCGGTTATATCAGATACACTTTCATCTGCGCCGCCTTCTTCGGCAAGTTCTTCGGAAGATGGATGACGACCTTTCGCGGCACCACCCGCACCGCCGAATTGGTCACCCCCGCCGTTGTCATCACCACCATCTTCGTCGTCTTCTTCTTCGTCTTCGTCGTCATCCTGTAATAACGCAAACAAATCTATTCCATCGCCTCCAAGTTCGCCACCTCCAGCAGCCCCACCACCACCGGCTTCCTCGGCCTCAAATCCAAATACTAATTTCTCCCCTAAAATCGTAGACGTGACGCTTTCCGAAATTGGTTTTCGAGTTAATGATATGATTTCACTCATTGTTTCGATTGATTCTTCTTTATCAGATGGGTTAACGTCACGTAATATGGCTTCTGGGCGCGCATCATCGATGAAATCGCCATCGCCATCGCCATCGCCATCTTCGGATTCATCTACTACGTCCGCCACACCCTGAGCTGCTGATCCCAAAGCTAATGCTGATGCTGATGGTGAGGCCGCCACTGGCACCCCGCCCGCTGGTGCGCCCCGTTGCTGGCATAACTGGATGATCTGTTCGTAAGGTATATCGGTCGTGCTTGGGTCTTGATAGATGCGAATAATCGAGTCAAGATAAATATGTAAGGAGGGCAGAAAGAGGATATTATTGATATTGGATATCTCGATCGTGATTATATTATTGAACTGTCCTTTCGTGATTTTTGTCAGGAAACCCGGGTTATTCTTGATGCGGATACTTCCACCACGATAACGCGACATTTGTTGTGTTTGTATTGATGAAAGAAGCGTCGTGATTTTAATACGCGCATCATCTTCCGACATCACATAATTGTCACGGAGCCCGTCGATAATCTCTCGATCAGTGTGTCTCTTATTCAACATTTCGATGATATACGCTTCCTGGCTCGTCATATCATTATAGTTACTGACACGCTTGTATCTAAGAACAATCCCCTTCCTCAGCGACCCTTCGATTTCATTAAACGCACTAGAGATACACTTAATCATCGATTTTATTTCAATATTCCGTGTAATCGGTAATTGCGCAAAGTATTCGACGTTGATAAGGTCGATATTATCGCTAGTGAACTTCGTAAATAGGTTCATTTTAAAACCACTTTGTTCAACGTATTCTTTTACAACACGCAAAACTGGATTTACAGTCGCTTTAATTATTTCCTCCATCTCGCTCGTTGAAAATGAGTATTTCACAAACAGTTTCACATATACTGACCCATCCGCGTCAAACTCGCAAATAATCGGAATGGGTAAATGTGTGGCTTTATGGTCGGGAATCGATGGGTTTGAATACGTATACTGGATTAGTATTGCGACACCTTTTTTACGCGAGGTTGTTTTAATTAGACGGAAAATATCGCCCTTTGGTAAATACGGGATTTTACGGCCACTTTTACTCACACCAGAAATAAATAACTTATAGATATTATCCATTTTCTTCCCTGGATTGTACTTAATAAACGGGATGTATTCAGAGCAATGGATAAGCTTGAATATCGCATCTAAAGAGAGATTATATTTGGTTTCTTGATGAATTGTAAATTCGACCCCACGTATACCGTTATCTGTATACGCGTTGTCTTGTTTTCGTCTCTCGTAAATATCGTATAATAACTTGATATTCGCTGTTTGACGCATAAATCTCTCGTTGAGTATCTTTTTATCCGCGTCAACAAGTTTTAACCGATGAAGTAATAATGTATTATGTGAATGAATAGTAGTTAAGTCGACCTCTCCGGATGCTTCGGCGGATCCTAACTCGAGAGATGAACGGCGCGTTTCGTCGCGATATACTGCTAAATACGGAAAATATAAATGGATTATGTAATTCTCGTTGATGAGCCTCTGTGCTGGCGCCATTGGTGCTGCTCCGGTCGTCTGTATTGGAACACCCACACCCAATTCTTCCAATATTCTTGGATCTTCGAGAGATTTTGCGTATTGAAGCACATCTTCAGCTGAGACTAGATAGATTGTATTATGTAGAAATACCCCAATATCAATAAGAACAGTTTTATTTGTTGTGTTGATAATCTCACCTGCGTGGGCATCTAAAAAAGGGTCCATATATATCGCGTCAAATGGGTTTATCGCGTATGGATACCCATCGGATACTGTGCTTAATTCTTGACCTAATACTACATTTACAAAACGCGGTTTTTCTTCTAATTTAAGGTTCAATATATTCGTATAACTATAATTACCGTCGCTGCTGGATGGCGCACCTAATTTCGTGAAATCTGTCAATTCGTGAGCTTGGTCGCCAGTTAAATCCGCCCCGCCATAATTTACAGATTCTCTCGGATGATTGTCTATATTCAGCAGAAAATTCTGGATTCGTACAGGTGTTATTTCCAGTTTACCGTTTGATGTGATTTGGTCGTAGCATATCTGGCTCGTGATTGTTTTGGCTTGTTTACAAAACATATACAATTCAGGGTAAGATAAACCGACCTTCTCTCGCGTCAAATACAGGAGCTTCTTTTTGATGGTCTCGATAGAATCATCGGGATAGATTCTCTCGGGGAGGAATACTACCTTGATTTCGTTATGGATTATCGACTGGAGCTCATATTCACTAAATATTGTTTTGAAGAATGGGTTTTCGCGCTCTTGGATGAATAAATCGTTTATATTTACGACGCCGCCTTCGTCGCTGAGAAACTCGACATTCCCGTAAAATACATATAAGATGTTGTATTCTGCAGATGATGATGATGCCACCGCTGCTGCGCCGCCGCCGCCGCCGCCGCCGCCGCCGCCTCCTTCGGATGTGTCAACAGGTGGGCGTTCTTTTATTCCAGTAGGCGACCGTATATGACAGATCTTATAAATGGGGATCGTCCTTTCCATTATTGTCTATTATATGAATAGAATATTATATCATTTATGTGTTATTCATATACTTAATGTATATGTAATGAATGTATAATAAACACAGTTGTTGTATATTATACAATAGTATCATCGAATCAAAAATGACCCGTGCCACTGAATTCAAAATGATTGTCGCTGTTTGTCGTGGTGGTGGTATCGGATTTGAAGGACAACTTCCGTGGCCTAAACTCACACGTGACCTTCGTTTTTTCGCTGAAATGACGTCGTCATCGACGTTTCCTTATAATAGCGCGGTGGTGATGGGACGTCGGACTTGGGAGAGTATTCCTGCGGCGGTTCGACCGTTGAAATTCCGCGACAATTTTGTGGTGTCCGCATTACACGCTGCTGCTGAGGCTGACACGGCCCTGCCGGCGGCTACGACGGGTGTCACTTTCCTGAAAAATCTCTCGGAAATCCACGACCACGCCAAGAATTACGACACGGTCTGGTTTATTGGCGGTGCGTCTATCTACGAACAGGTGCTTTCATCGTCGCCATCGCCGCCGTTCCCGTCGCCGTCTTTCAATATCAGCGAGATTTATATCACATTTGTCGATGAAACGTATGAACACGACACGGCGTTCCCCTTGATGTATCAATACGAAAGTATAGAAGAATGGGAGGCACTTCAGAACAACCCGATGAACCGCGCGATTTGGTGCTGGACAGACGCCGACTCTGTCCCCCCGTATGTGTCGTTTTTTAATCATAGAACACCAGCCACAAACGTCCTATATCAGGTGGAAGATGTAGACCGGGATATTGTATCGAGTATAACACGGACGACGGATATTCGGGGGATACAGGAGCGAAGATTGCCGGATACGCGGTTTTTACGGTGCGTCCGGCCGCACACCGCCGTGCATAATGCGCAATAACGGGACAGTAATGCGCCGTTAATGTTAATTGATATCGGCGGGACGCGACCGTGCCGTGCGGCGGAACGCACTGCGCTAGTTATCGAAATGCGGGTTATCATTAATCGTCATCCCGCAATACTCTTTTGGTTTGAGTTTATAATCTTCCGGTGAATACACCTTGATTTTCTGAGCCTCGTCGATAAGAAACCGGAAATTGTTCCAGAATTCGTCCTTATGTCCGACACTCTCCGTCATAATATGACTCAACTCGTGAAGTGCGACAAATGTAAGCGTGTTTTCGTCGATGAGTTTATTCCCCTTTTTGGTTGTATTCACGCAAAACGCGAGTTTCTCACCCTTGTTCTCGCTATACGCAGTGTATTCGCTAGTAGGGAGCGTCTCACTTACTTTTTCGGGGCGGAAGTTTTTGACTAAACGTTTCACGTTATCGCGGTCGGGATAAGTATCGCCCATATGTTTCACGACCTGCTTCATTTTCTGGGTCACGGTGGCGAGAAGGTCAGCCGCCAGTTCCAGTTTAGCGCGTTCACGGACGCAGTATTTATTGCCGTCGACTTTAGAAACAATACATTTCAACTGGAATGCGTCTGATTCTTGGTAGATTTTAAGGCAAATGACGATAATGAAAATTATAATAATATATCCAAAAACACTTGTTTTGAACATTTTTTATTTTATTGGGTATTTATATAACACGAGAATTTAAGTTTTTTGTTTGTATAATATTATGGCTCAACTAATTGATAATAGACCGCCAGATCGAAATCTTTCGCCGTATGATGATAATAATAATTCACCTATCGGTCTACAACTACCACCATTAAAGTACCAAAATAATATACTCGATGAACCAGTCAATTCATTAATACAACATAAACCATTACCATTACCATCACCATTATCTTATAATGGTGGTTCTTCATCCCGGAATTCATCCACCTCCCGCCGCCGTAATCGTTCTAATGCCCGCAAGAATTCACGTCGTCAAAAACGCAAAACTGCTCGCCGAAGCCGTCGTGGATCCCGTCGCTACGCACATTAGCATATCATTAATTTAACATAATATGATACAACAACACCTAATAGTGTCAACAACACCTAATAGTGTCAACAACACCTAATAGTGTTGTATCATAACAATTTTTAACGCTGGTAGCGTATTATACATCCTTTTCACTTATATAACGAGTGAATAAGTTCGTCTGTTTCGTTTTTGAGATTTTCTTTTGTATACTCTTTTTTTTGTTTTACGCGTCATTTTCCTTCGTGTAGTAGATGTTGTTCTTCTGCGCGGTTTTCGTGAGCCACCTTGTCCGGAAGTAGATGTTGACGAGGGTTTAGCAGACCGTCTAAGAAAATTAATAAATCTAGACAACCTACTTGGTGGTGGCTGTGATGGTGATGGTGATGGTGATGGTGATTGTGATGGTGGTGGTGATCGTGGTGGTGATCGTGGTGGTGATCGTGATCGTGCTCGCGGATGTGAATCTTCTTGTGGCTGTGAATCTTCTTGTGGCTGTGAATCTTCTTGTGGCTGTGAATCTTCTTGTGGCTGTGAATCTTGTGTAATTTGACTATTTGGAAAGGAATTACGAGATTCGGATAACGGGTCGCGAGCATGTCTAGGTCGTATTGTGGAACAAAGATTCCGGCACGCTGGATTGAACAACCACGCGTGGCCTATATTCAAGGCTCGTAACACTGTAATAAAGTCTTGTGAATGTATTTCTTTATCACAAAATGCTTTATCAACAATTTGTAATGCTAATTTTTTTAAGTCTTCGTCTGTTCCTTTTGTTCCGCGAATTGCGTTCATCCAGTTGTATGCCCCTAACGGTCCAGGTGGGTTGGAATTATCGTGACCAATCATATTTATTTTTGGAAACATATTCGAGTCTATAAAGTCGAGTGTTATATCTCCGTGGTGTGTTTCTCGTTCAACATCTTTATCGGGTTTAGCAGTTAAACAAAACTGTTTCAAGACGGGGTGATTCGTACATACGCAAAATATACCATATCCGTCAGTAAGCATCGGCATATGATAGTCAACCGATGTTCGTCTTGGTTGTCCACTTCCAGAGCTGCGATCATTTTCTCCTGGATTACGATGTAGTTGAAAAAATTGATAATCGGGTGAGTTTGTCCTTACCGTAAACCCTCCCTCTGGAAATGTAATTTTAGCAGCTTTATATGCGAGTTTTATTTGCCTTTTTGCTTCTTCAAATGCCATCTGAATATTATGAGGATTATCACATTGATCTTTAAATACTTGTCTCAAAATACCAGGAGTCACATTGGTAATCGATTTGCCATCCCAATGCGGCTTATCCGGTGGAGGATTATACATAGCAGCCATCATTCCTGAACAATATTGGTCTCCTGGAATAGATAATTCTGTCACAGTTATATCTTGATATTGAGGAGAATGCTGTCTTGTTTGTACTCTTTCTATCCCTCCTATAGGTGTTCCTCCGTGTGCTTCAATATATGCTACCAAAAAGTATGGAGGACCATCTACTGCTCTTGCCGCCACCGCCTCTCCTGCTTCTCCCATTCTATTTTAATTATATATACAGTACATATTATTTATCGTGGTATAATCCCGAATACAACTAGAACGACGAGAGAATTAATACAATATAAAAGCAATATTGAATAAATAATAATACAATACATCCCCGCAATATGTCAGATTGTAATCTGTCCAAGCTTGCTGATGAAACGTCAACTGTAGCGGAATATACCAGGGACAAATCGCCCCAATACGGTTATATTGCGTGCTCGCTAATGTATCATTTTACCACAAGTTACCTCTTTTCATTACTATATGATTATTTGAATATGTATGATCAACACGTCCTCGTGAAGTTCGGGTTCGGCTATCTTTTAATGAATGTTCAATATACGCTCATTTCGGAAATCATCGACTGGACCGCGAGTTCTGTTTTTACAAATATACCGTATTTGAATTCAAGTAAACGACCACAGTTGAAGCGACCCGATCGAGTGGAAGGTTATTCGATTTATTTTAAACGATGGTCGGTTCCACTCTTTATGTTCACGACACTTTGGTTTAATGAAATTGTTCGAAACGAGACACCCATTCACAATATTGCGGCTTGGATGGACAGTTGGAGTACCGATACAGTGAATAATAATTATAGAACTATCGGATTGTATAGTTTGTATTATGTGCGATTGGCCGTTATGATTCAATTATCGTTGGCTTTTGCGGATATTTTGTATGGCGCCTGGCACCACGCACAGCATACATACAAGTGGTTGTATTACAAGACAAACCACCAATACCATCATCAGTTCCGTTATCCTCTTGCTCGTGAAGCTACGTGGCTCGGTTTTATTGACCTCTGGGTTTCATCGATTATGATTGGTCGGTGGAATATAACGCTAATGGCTATATTACTTGGTGTTGATTTGACTCCATTTGAATTGTTGATGTGTATCAGTTATGTTCACGAGATGAATTGTAGTGACCACTGTGGTAAAGTTATGCCGTATCATAATAGCGTGCCTCTTTTACCGTTTCTAGAACAACCACTTGGTCTTGGAAACGCGGTTGAAGCGCACGAAGCTCATCATAATTTGAATACACGGTCGTATGGACTGCTTGGTGTTTATGACCGGATTATGGGAACCACCCGACTTGCTAGGGTTTCCGGATGAGATAGGAACGATAAGATATGATACAATCCATAATGGTGTTGTATCATAACATTTTTTTAATGCCTGAGTCTTGTAGGATTTTTTCTTTTTTATTTACGTCTGTTTCGTTTTTGAGATTTCTTTTTGTATACTCTTTTCTTTGTTTTACGTGTTATTTTCTTTCGTCTGACGGTTGTTCGTTTGCGCGATTTTCGTGAGCCACCGATGGCAGGGCGTTTTGTATTGGGATGAGCATCAGTATCAGCACTACGTAAAAAAGGACCTTGTGGTGCTGGTGATGGTGATGATGGTGCTGGTGATGGTGATGGTGATGGTGATGGTGATGATGATGGTGCTGGTGATGGTGCTGATGGTGCTGATGATAATTCTAATGAATCATCTGGTGTTACGTAAACAGAATCTTTTGATAACGGTGTTCCTACTACACTACCACCACTACTACTTTGTGACGATTGCGCAGATGCTGGGGAGGGTTCAAAATGTGGGGTTTTACACGTTACGTCGATAACCTGAATATGCGTATAACCCATACCCTCTTGAAATAGTGTTGAAATTTCTTCAAGTGTTAATTCTTTATATTTGACCGCCTGCTGGAATAAAAATAATATACTTTCACACCTATCGTCAGGATCATTAGGATCATGTTTACCCTCCCAATTGGCTACAATTTTATCTCTCCAAAATTCATATTGACCCCCCCGTAATATATTCTTTGGCCTAATATCTATAAAGCCAGCAGGGGTAAATTTAGATTCTGGATATTGTGGGTTAGGTGGGGTTGATATAGAAGCGACTGTATGTGTTTCAAGGTCAGTTGCGTCTAAAGCGTATAATCCATAATTTGGACACCATACTATATTATGTTTTAGTGGTCCAACAGGGGGTCCGGCAGCATCTCTGGAACGTATACATCTATCGTGACCCTTTAGGATACATATTCTATGGTTCTCGTGTGGTTCAGGTCCAAAAAAATACGCTCTTCTTAAGACCGGGTCTTGTTTTATTGAATGACCATCTCTATAATGTATACTTGCTGCTGCATTTACTTTTTGGATTGCCGCGGATGCTTCCTCTAATTTTGCTTGATAGTATCTTTCATTCATAGGTTCCTCATCCGTAGATTTATTCTTCGGACCTGGATGTTTAGGTTTATATACCTGCCATAATGCTGTTCCAAGCCAAGCATCGTTTGTTTTATGGCAATACTCAGGCCCAAAGCATAACCCCATTTCGCTGTTAACAAGTTCTTCCCCTACAACAGATAATACTGTTACATTTTTGAGTCTTGTAGGTTCACTTGATAAACGTGTAGTAGCCGGCGTGTCTGTGCTTTTGTACGGAATTGGCGTTTGACCGTGACCCTGAACAAATAATATTATAATTTTGGGTTCACCCTCATCGGATTCGGGTGCTCTCCCCGAGGCCGCTTCTGCCATTATATCTGTATTATAATATTACCACTTAAATTAATTGTTTTGGAAAGAAAAACTTATCTACCGTCGTGCGAACACAAAATGCGCGGTGGGAAAGTATCCCGACCAGTAACAACACGACGAGAGATTTCCAGAATGCGACGCCGAAGATCCTGGCGATTAGAAAAGCAACGATGATGGTCGCGGCGACATCCACTACCGCTATATCAAAGATACGGTAGGCGTGAGCACCTTCTCTCGGACGACCAAATATATCTTTGTAACGACAGAGCCCGAGAGATTGTTGGGTGGTCATTATAATTATTTGAATTGAATTGAATTGAATTGAATTGTATTGTATATATACACAGAATACAAATACTGTATCGTATACTAGATTTCACACTTCCAATCCTGATTAGGTTTCTGTATGAATTTGGGAGTGTATGTATAATCCATCGTAATTTCTTCACCTGCTTCTAAATCGCGCGCGGCGATTACCCACCATTCGCCTGTGGTTTTATCCGCGGTAGACGAGAGATATGTATTCGGTAGGATCGTGCTTGCTGGCGCTATACGGCCGTTCGCTGAAATCGTCTTTATAGACGGGCAATGATTTATTTTACTTCCTATAGAAGTTACGAGTTCTTTGGATGATATCGCAACAAACAATCCTTCATCTTTCTTACGCGGACGCTTAGTAAAAAGACCTAATCCTAGTCCGGGTATTCGACTTTCTTTAAGTTCGAAATTTGTGTTGTTGAATAGACCATATTGATAATTCACAAACGCAGGGACGATGAGCGATTTGGTTATCATTATGGAGAGTGTAAGAACAATAAACAATAAAATGATGGTCGAGAGAATGTTTGCCATTTCAATCCTACAATTATTATATTATACACGTATAATCTTATTCATACGTGTGTAATGACTCTCGCTATATATTCGCTCCACTCTCGCTCCCAATCGCCGGTGTGCGGGCGAGCGCACAGCACATTACTGTCCACCGCAGCCCAACTCCAGAGGAGTGCGCATCAGATCAGGAGCAAAGGTGCTCTGGTTCCAAGGACCAATATTCAATTGGGGATTAGGAGGCTCAGAACGAAGCTGAAGATTAGCGTTCTTCATCGTGTTACCGATGGTGTCAATTCCGGTCAAAAAAGTCGCAGAAAGGAGGTTCTGGCCAGAGAGGTCGCCGCTGCCAGCGGGATTCAAACTGCCCCACTGGTTGTTGGTGTCGCGGGGAAGAAGGTCAGACGGATTCGCGACAGGCATATTAGTCGCGCCGGCAGGCGGAGCACCACCCTGACCAGTCATCGAATCCACCGCGGCATATCCGTTTCCACCGCTTGGCATTGCCGGGTGACCAGTAGTCGCCTGGCGATCATTTTGGGAACTTACAAGAGTCTCAGATGGTAACGCAAACTTTTGGTCAGAGTAAGTAAGGACAGCATATAATAGGACAACCGCACCAAAAAACACAAGAATGTGTTTGGGGTCAATGTTTCTCTCTAAATCGGACAAAAAACTCATTATTATAATTTAATTGTATATAAAATAAATGATAAAATAAATACTATCGTTCTAATTGTCTATTTCTTCGTCTGAACCAGACGATGAACCAAAATCATCTAAATCATCCAATAAATAAGATGCCTTAATCTCTTTGGCTTCTAAATAAGCACGTATTGCGCTTTTTTTGGCTTCTTGGGCTTTTCGTTTGGCAACCTTATACATTTCATAAATGACGTCCTTATGTTTTTTTAATGTTATTGATCCATTTCCATTGCTTTTATTCGTTTTATTTGTAGTTATAGTCGTGGTTGTGGCTGTGGCCCTGGCTGATGGCTCCGTAATCGGTTGTGAACAATCAAAATTGGGTTCTTTTGTATCAATGGCATCTGGGATATTTTTAAAATCAATATCTACCTCCGTATATTCAAAATGCTTTAATGCGCTAGATGATGGCGCGTATATATCTATTGTTTGTCCTTCCTGGCGAGGGTTTGATTCTGGTGGTCCGAGAGATTTATCCAATGACTCAATGATTTCTTTTGTAGATGCGTGAATCGTATTTTCATTTATAGGTGGAATCGGCAACGATGACGACGATGACGACGATGACGACGATGACGACGATGACGATGATTCGTTGCTTTTTCCTAAAGGTTCTTCTATATTACTACTACTACTCGTCATATTCGTATTCGTATTTATAACACACGTTTCAAATAATGGCAATTCTGGAATTACTAATACTTGCCGTAATATTAACTCCATCTGAAAACTTCTCGATGTAAATTTAATTCCTTGGAATTCTATAATCGAGATGATGTTATGGTCTGACTTAATATAATCAACCGGCGCAATTGTTCGGTTCTCATCGAATACTTTACATAAAAATGGCTGAATATGTGTAAATGTCCGATTTAATTCTAAATTTACCCGAACAAGATAATTCCCAGTCTTAAATGCGCGTATTGGCGACGTAAATGAGTTTTCAATATCGCTTTTATCCAGTTCTTGTGTGAACCATAAATGCCGTTTTTCATAAAGCAAATCCACTGACCGTTTCTCTAAATCAGCTATCCATTCGATAAATTCGGCGTCACTATCATTTCCGGTGAATAATAGATCGATGTGCGCTTTCTTACCAGATACGACGATCCCCTGTTTCGACTGGGTTTTGGGTGTTTGAATATAGAGAGGGTTTTTACTTTCATAATATGAATATTTTGTTAAATATGATCCACCTGGGATACTATTTGGATGTGATAAATGAAGATTGTTGAAATTAAATGTATCATTGGGGTGAAATACATCCATATTTAGGCAAATGTGTGGGTGTGTGTATGTGTATGTGTATGTGTATGTGTGTTTTGCGATATACAAATATAACTTGGTAGTTAAATTAGTATTATGAAGCAATATATTATTCGGTTATGAATTACGCTAATCAATGACAAACTCCTAAATCCTGGCATCCTTCGGTGACAATAAAATCACCCAAATGATTTAGAAGTAAAGGTGCTACAGATTGCGCTGCGTCATTACACATCGCTTGGACGCTTTCGGGTAATACCGAACATACTTTTTCGATATCACTTGTAACGAAAGCGATGACTTTAGGATTATGAAGAACTGTTTGGTTGACACCATTGGCTAGATACAAGCAAGCATCACATTCTAGCGAACCAGCAGTAGTAGTGGTGACGGTGTCATTGACGGTGTCATTGACGGTGTCATTGACGGTGTCGTGGAGCACTATAGTCGCCGCATCGGCGCGTCCAAACGGGAAAATCGGAACAGTGATAATAGTTTCCGGTAATACAATAAGACCTAGAAGGAGAATAAATGGGGATATTTTCATTTGATGATGTATTATTATGTATATTTATCATAAAATATTTATCATAAACCAAATAGATTCATTATTATATCTTTCCTTTCCTTTTTAGAAAATGTTTTTTTCATTGTTTAATATATAAAGCAAACATGCCATCATCTACTCGTTCTCGTTCGCGTAAACAAAAACAACACAAGAAGCGCAATCATCGTCAACACGGCGGTAATGCCAGTCTTTCTTTAGGCAGCAGTACTAATGCTCCTGCTGTTACCGCTGGTCCTACTGGTCAGTTTGAAATACCTCAATCAACTCTTAATCAAGCCGCTATAATCGCCAAGACCCTTATAGGGGGTCAGCTTCAAACGGGTGGTTCTGCTTCTGGATTATCCGGTTCTAATATACAGGCTGCAGAACTACCTACCGGAAAGGGCGGTTTAACGCCTGCGATGGTTGGTGGCGCCGTTGCCGGTGCTATCGCGGCTTCTTCTTTACAGGGTTCTCCTATTGTTGGCGGAAAGCGCAAGAAACACAGCAGCCGTGGTCGTCGCTCAGCCCAGAACCAGCAGCAGCAGCAGCAGAACCAGGAGAACCAGCAGCAGGAGAACCAGCAGCAGCAGAACCAGGAGAATCAGAACCAGCAGCAGAATCAGACCGGTGGTATGGTTCCAGGTCTTATGGCCGCAGTCGAGACCGCAATGGTTCCTTTAGGCCTTTATCTCGGTCAGAAGGCTCTTCAGTCCCGAAGGTCTGGAAAGTCTTTTGGTCGGTCTTTTAATTTTCGTAAGTCATCTCGTAGGTCTCGTCGTCGTAGGTAAATAAAATGCTAAGTAAAATGGTAAGTAATATACTAAGCACTATTGTAATAATAATATAAACATAACTATTTGTATTATTATAAGAATATCATTTCTGTCATCAGATTAGTACGTACGTACCGTTATGAACCCAACATCTATTCTTACCGCGAATCACGCAACACCCCCGACTCACGCAACACCTCCGACTCTTGAAACCAAAATTAAACGATGGGTAGAACTAGATAATCGTATTAAGGAATCCAATGATACTGTAAAGGATATTCGCACCGAAAAATCGGTTATCAATGATGAGATTATCGAACTTGTTGAAGAAAAACAACTTGAAAAGGCGACGGTAAACATATCTGATGGAAAACTTAAATTTGTTTCGGCGAAACATACCGCACCACTTACGCTGACATATATTGAGAAATGTCTTAATGATCTAATAACCAACGGAAAGCAAGTCGAGCAAATTATGGCATATATTAAGAAAAACCGCGAGTCGAAGATGACAATGGAGATTAAGCGTGTTTATAATGAAAAACCGTCTTCTTCCGGGGTGAAAGGCGGCGCAGCGGGTGACGATGATGATGCGGAAGATTAATCAGAATCAGTGAAGCGGAAAACACACGAAATCATAATATATACTTATTTCAGTAGGAGTGAAATAAGTATTCAAACAATAATGTCATCCAAAATCAGTCAATTTTTTAACCCATCGGAACATTTGGTTTTTCATCAAGATAAAGAAGGAAATATGATAGGTGGTGGATACCGTGTGAATAATTTACTTTATCAGCATAAGATGCCGCTATTTGTTTCGGTTGATGCGGGCGCACAGACCGGTGGTGGAGTGGGGGTCAGCAGCGAGCCGGCGCCGCATTTCATTCCTGAGAAATTCAGTGACTTGTTTCGCGATTTAGCAGTTCCTGCTGGATTGTTTATGATGCCACCGATGTTTCGGCCGCGTAATTATGCGTTCGAAGTGCCAGAAGATGACGCAGGCGCCAACGCTAAAGCGAAAGAAAAGATGACTCAGGACAAAGACCACGACAGCGACAGCGACAGCGACAGCGACGAGGAGATAAAAGACTATAAGACTACAACACACGCACCCAATGATATTTTTGATACACTTCTTTCTCTCGTTGAATCCAAGGATCGCATCCAGCACGATGTGAAGACGCGAAGACACCGCCGTGTATCTGGGTCACCCGTTGTTGAGAAGAAGAATAAGAAACAAACAACGACAAAACGTCGTAGAATGAAATGAAATGAATAAATGTAAATAATTCAAAAATAAAAATATTATTATTTACATTAAATTATGCGCCAATCTCGGTGATTTTCATAAACGCATCAAATGACCCATTATAAAATCGAATCGTGTCATCACCATTAATCCTTGTTAATGTTATATTTATTACACGAGGAGTAAGTGCCGCATTAGCAATACCGCCGCAAATCGGGAAAAGTGTGCTACTTCTCGTTCCAGAACCTGCCACATTTGGGAATTGTTGCTGTCGTTTAGCAATGAGTGTGCTATCAACCGTGACTTGTGATTCAAACGCATCCAATCCATTGCCAGAATCACCAGATATATTATACAATCCGCCATATTCCACGATAATTTTAGAACTGGTAGATTTGGGTGTATACGTATATGTCGCAACAGTCCCAGCCGAAATTGACGTGTTAAGTTGTGCCATATCCGCCGATTCAAGGAATACAGTGTTTATGGTCTGTCCAGTCGTCCACTTCGTCGGGTTCACCGACCCAGACACATCAAGCCGGGCGCTGTTATACAAGAGACCCGGTTGTGCTGTAATCTTATTACGTGTCCCGTCCGAAGTAATCACAGCGTTAATGGTCGAATTGTAAACATCCGTTACCGGATACTGCTTATGTGAGAGGGGCTCCATCCACATTGAGAAGTTGTTAGAGTTTTGCGTGTTGGCGTTCAAAGCGCGGCCACGCACCTTATTCATCGATAGAGACGACATCGAATGTTGTTCTAAATGTATATTAAATAATAATAATGTTATATATTTCAGTAATATTATTATCTTTGATTGATTCTCTTTATAACAAACTCCACGCACCTTTATTAAACGGTGCGACGACCACATCATTTATTTTGCCCTTCATTTGCTGAACACGCGCCTCGTGTAACGGGTCCAACATTTTCCCAGACTCATAATTCTGAATACCTGCCATCATTTTGGATGACCCTACATTCATATCTGGCTTCGGACCATAACAATTAACACCTGCCTTCATACTCGCGTTGTCGATATATCCACCATTTATACCCGGTCGACCACAACTGTTTTTCTTGGCAGTGTTCGTGCTCTTTTGAAGTTCATCCCAGGTCGATTTTTGTGTGGGGTAAAGTATCATCTGGTTATCTGACCATCCATAAGAACACCATTCCGCACCGGATTTATGCGCCTCTTCCATCTGGTCTATATTCGCTAATTTCGCGCCATATGCTTCACATAACGCCTTCGCATTGTCATAGTCGTAAACACTGGCTGGAATATGGAACACTTGTTTACGCATTTTGAAAGATGGACCTGTGCCTAAATCGCCCGCACCGGTAGGCTCGGACGGAATTTTCTCTGATATCGCAATCTTTGGTTGCGTAGAAAACAAATTAGTCAGTTCGGTACTTATGTTTGTATTGAAAAAATACTGGAATCCGTTAAGTAAAACAATTACGATGAAAATCGCCCACAACAGAATTTCGATAATTGATGTATTTGCGAATAACGTGTTTTCACTATTAGAGTTGTCACTACCGCCGCCTAAAGCCCCTATAACAAAATAAAACATACATATTACAATAAGAATGATAACGATAAAGCGCGCATTAATCATTTTGTCGACTTTACCATCTAACCAGTCAAATATACTACTAACTTTATTCAAATTTGATGCTCCATTCGATGGAGATGATGATTGTTGTGTGTTCATAGACCGTATAATTTGTTATTTACTATGTACTATTTATTGACTATTATTTAATGTGTTAGTGTTAATAAACTATATATTGTTTATATATTATAGTTTTTCATCTACATTAGTACTACTACGTTTACGATAAAATAGACAATATGGGATATTACTTGTAATTGTGTCACCTTTCATATCTACCTGTTTAACTGTTTCGTCGTTGAAATTATACCATATATCATTGGCCGAGCATATTGTCGCAGTATAATGCCCACTTTTACTAAAATTACCGTGGTGGTTACAAACCGCGTATAAATCGTAAATATAACTTTCGCGCTTATACCCCCGCACAAACGCACTTAAATTTAAATTATGAAGCGGTATTTCAACGGGAATCGTTACTTTGACCGGCCCGCGCTCTGTATATTGGACGCGTTTCAAATCAATAATCATTATATTTGGTAAACTCCAATACATAATACGCTTTTGGACAGACTGGTATTGCTTTGTTGTATCATTAAACCACGCATTATCCCCTTCCATTCGTTCACCTTCACAGTAATGAGAGAAACAATCGTATAATGTTGGAATTCGTGTTTTACCAGTGTCTCGAATTTCAACTAATGGAATAGATAGTGAAATAATTGAGAATGGTTCCGGTGATAAACTCAAGATATTGTCTACCGAAAATTCTGCGCCCGCGCCCGCGCCCGCGCCCACACCCACGCTTCCATCGCCTGTGGGCAGTCTCTCAATCACTGACATCTGAATCCCGTAGAAAATATTCAACATCTCTGAATAATTCTTCGTATACATTTGCTTCATCATCTCGTAACATTTCTTCCCAACGATATCCTTATCGTTATTTACATTACCGGTGATCGTCATATTCACTTCTCTCGCAAGAGCTGTATGGAACGAATCCATCATAAACATAAGGAACTCTTGGACATCGTTTTGTGAGTTTTGGGTGAAAAGCTCCTGATTCTTCAGACGCGCGATTTGTTTCATAGATGCCATAAACCCACCAGGAGATACGACGCAATTTTCACTCCACATTAGAGTCCGTAGTTTATCCCATTCGGTCAATAATACTGCGTCTGGTTTCTTCGTCAGGCGTTTCTTGTATTTATCGTCGTTTAAAAATCGGTTCAGTTCATAAGTGTGTGATAGTGCCTGGAGACACGAATTCACGAAGCACGTATTCCCCATATTCATTAGTCCAGTAATGCCTTTTCCGACGAAATCGGGGAAACGCTGTCCGGGCACTGTGAGTGCTTGCGTCATTTTATGGCGAGTGAGTAGTATTGAAGTTCTTTATATAATACCACATTTATACGTTTAAGTTTTCTTTATTGTGTATAAAATTGATATGTTTATTCCGTGTATTGTGAGATTCATTCGTCCCTTTATATTTATATATCATAATAATGCCTGCTTTCATCGGGGAACTTCTGGTGATGTCTGGTTCGTTCTTCGTTCTATTTGCGATATTGATTTGCTGTATTCACAATGACAAAAAACACCACTATGGACCTTACCGATCAACCTATATTCCCAAGTATCGACGCCGTCGTATGAAACAGATATAGAGAAATACTTCATAATATTATAATCTTATTTGGATGGAACAGAACCAGAACCCGAACTTGAGTCGAACAGCAGATGGAGACAGATCCGGAACACTATATTACGAGAGATTTCATCTGAATCAGTTTTATAATGCGGTGGAAGATGAACAATTGTATACAGACGAATATACGAATCTATTACAATCGTATAACCAATTTATTGTAACTGGAAACACAATGTTTTCTAGAATGGAACAGGCCCTTCGCGCTAATTTGGAACGGTCAATTGTCAGGCAATCTTTTTATTATCATCGTTATAGTGATATTCGCAGGATAAGACGACCTGATGATGCGATGTATCATTTTACGCCTGCTCCTGTTCCAGCGGCGGCGCCTTCTGCTCCTGTGGCGGCTGCTCCTGCGCCTGCTACTGCGCCTGCTACTGCGCCTGCTCCTGTCGCACCGTCTTCAGACCCAAATCAATCGCGACGGTCTAGAGTCGGTGATACATTTGGACGTATGTTGGCGAATTATTTTAATACTGAACATAATCGAAATGAACGCCAAAATGCGTATGCTGTTGCTGACGCTACCGCAGATGCGATTCCAAATATGCGCCCGAATATGATTCCGACCCCGAACCCGAACCCACACCCGAACCCGAACACGAACTTATATTCAATGCTATACACATATACACAACCTATTGTATTTGATAGACCTCCAGCCGCCGCTGGACCTTCAGTACCTACAAGCGAACAAATCAGACGCGCGACATTGAATACAACGTACTCGAATATTACAACTCCTGTAAATAACACTTGTCCTATATCGAGAGATGAATTCGATGACGAAAGTGAGATAACGATGATACGCGGATGTAATCATATTTTTAATCGGGGTAGTTTGAGAGAATGGTTTGTAAACCACTCTACGTGTCCAATGTGCCGGAATGATATACGTGATTACCGTGTTGGTTCAAACACACAATCTAGAGGTGGAGGTGGTGGAGGCGGTGGAGGCGGTAATGAAATTTCAACTAATGATATTTATTCACGTATTATGGATAATTCTCAAAATTTTATAAATATGGCCATTAACAGTGTTTCTAATGATAGTTTAACATTTTCGTATGATTTACCACCATTATATAACAACCTATCGAACTTTAACGAAGATCAGCTTTATCGCGATATTTTGAATACAGTAGCTGGAGTTGGTGCGGCAATTCCACCCACAACTGTAAATGACAATATTAGAAACCATAACGGATACGGCGATAATGAGGACGGCGGCGGTGGCGATTACGACGATAATGATTATATGGAAGTAGATTAAAATATATTGTATATTATATACGATAATAATGGACGAAGTTATAAAAAACTTGTTTGTTGTTATCGGATTTATTCTGGTTATGACAATTGGTTTAACCATTGTTTGTCGTGATTCGACTAACTTTAAAGGTCTTAACTCGAAAGATGACGCGAATATTTACCAAGCATTATTTGACCGGTTTTATTTCATATTAGTAACCATTTCAACTATGGGGTATGGTGACATTTGTCCTATTACAAACCGCGCAAAAGCCGCAGTTATTTTCATTCTATTATTCGTAGTTGTGATTATATTGAATACGTTTACTAATATTGTAGCCGGATACGATAAACACGTGAAAAATATATTAGAAAATACAGTTGCGCGCACATTACCAACGGTATTTACAGATCCCCCCTCTGTACACAAGGCATAAACAATTGTATACTTACTCTTACTTACGGCTGCCACCACCACCACCACGGAACCAATCCGTAATCGGGCGATTTCCTTTATTCAAATTGTCCGCTTTCACTAAATACTCATCGAATAACAGCGATTTCACTTCCTTATGTCGCATCTCTGTTATTTTCTTCTCGCGTTTGACTGGATCATCTATCGTGGATGCCACCGTCTCTAGCATATCCAAGAAGCGCCCCTTCTTCTTTTGAAACGCCGGTAATTGCTCCAATACAAGCGCGAATAATTGCTGGACTGGTTTCATAATCTGGTTCGTGATATAGAATGAATAATTCAATTGAAGACGATTGGCGTGGATATATTCGGGGTGCTCTATCTTATCTCCCTGAAGTGCGCCCTTCGTGTCGTTGTGAATATATGCGTAGGGGATACGGTCGCCAGTATTCGGTTTGTTTCCAGGGTCACGCACACCCATCCTATCCGCCAACACCTTGTGCGCGATTTGCGCGGGATTCTTATAATCCGACCGCAGTGATTTGGTAATAATCAGTTTTTCTATCGGGCATTTCTGGTCAACCATATACTGGAGTTTCTCACGCAAGAATGTGATGGCCCGGTCGACATTTTGCTCCTTCATCAGAATATCGATAATCCCGCCGTAGATTTCCTTCACAATCGGCGCATTATCGCGGCGTTTCAGTACGATTCCCATACTTTTCAGTTTGCCCTTATTCGGGTTTTGCTCATAATATACACCGACGTATCCTTTCTTACGAAGTAGCGCGAAGGGGCAAATCGTCTTTTCATATACCCATCCGTGCGGCGCCTTTAAGAACCGCGAAGAATAATCGCCCACCTGTTTCGCCAATTCAATCGTGATTTCAATCGCGTCTTTTCCGCGGATAGGGGTGCCTTCCGGCGTCGCGAGATTAAACGTAAAGAAGACACTATCCGTATCCCCATAAATATATTCCGCTTTAGAATGGACCACGGGGTACTTCGGATGTGAAGTCGGCAGCATAATATCGCCATACGCTTCTTCCACTACACGACGAGCATATGTAAGGAGTTTCCGACCCGTAGCTGTTGTTGATGCGGCTACATCCACCTCATAGAATGTGCTCGTTTTCGCACCACACTGCCCGTATAATGAATTCGCAGTCACCTTATAACCAAGTTGGCGTTTATCCAGGATATTCGCCATAAACGCGTCGGTCTGTTTTTCCGCGAGCTTGCGGGTGGTTTTACGTGCTACGAGCAGTTCTTCCAGAATCGACGGCATAATCCCCTTCTCTCCCGCGGGGAATTGTGCGAACCGACACACTTTCGTGCCGCATTTGACTTTCACGGCGGCGGCTGCGGTCCTCGTCGCGGATTTCGGGCGTGTCCATTTGTATGTATCATACGTAATATCCACATATTTATATCCGCGCAAATTATCGTATTCTGCCTCCCCCGTCTCGCGGGTAAGCACGCCATTCAGATCATATTCCTTCGTCCATACTTTACTATCGTGTGACAGATTCTCGCTAATCATTGATGACGGATACAGCGACGAATAATCATTACACGCGACAGGATTGTCCAGGTAAAGACCGCATTTCGGTGGCAGGACAATCGCGCCTTCATACCCGGACTCACTACGGTCCTTGTCAATGACTGGCATAAGTGTATCTTTCTCGCGACACTTCATCGCCACATAACTCGTGAGTTTGATGCCTTGTCCGCGCATAACAAGGAAACTGATAGGTACACTACAGATTTTCGCCATTTCGACATAACCAGTAATAATATCGATTTTGTTCATCAAATGATGGACGAGATTACAATCCTGAATACAGTATTTCGCGATAACCGCGCGTTCACGTGGACCTTCATTCGTCATCCGGAAGATATCTTGTGGGCTTACATCATCTTTCGCAAGACCCCACCGCACCATTGTTTTCATATCGGGTGTCGCACATCCCTGGACGTAGAATGAACCGGCCGTCGTCGCCGAGACCTTGAACTTGAACCCCTCTTTATATAAATCGGTTGAATGATTGGTTTGCTCGAATTTGACGAAGTTACCTACATCAAGTCCCACCAGATTATTTGAATATACACGCGTCGTATCCGTATTGGAGTCATATTCGACACTTTTGACGGCATCACCAATGAAGTAACTAGAGACGTCGTCCAATTTATACGACGATAGATTGAAATCACGGCGCAGATAATTGTAGACATCCACTTGAAGTCTGCCTGTCATTTTGATATAATGAAGATCATATTGACCGCTAGCCAGTGCTATTTTCGTTTGTTCGATTGCGACATTATCGGCCGTTATTTCCGTGTTTCCGAACCCGCCACCGCCACCCCCCGCGCCACCCCCCGCGCCACCCCCCGCATTCCCGCAAAACTCCCCTTCATTACGCGACAGTTTAAGGAACTCCTCATAACATCCCGTCTCCACCGCACGTCGAAACATAAATTGATAATCAAAACCGAAGATGTTATATCCAATAATAATATCCGGATTCTCTTTTTGGATAAGACGCGTCCACGCGAGCAACACATCCGCCTCTGTAGTATAGGATTCAATCTCAGAATTCGGCACTTCATCCTGGAGGTTGTCGCACGTATCCAATACAATACAGTTGTTTAGGTAGGGGCGATTACCATTCTGGCCGTATTTTACAAATGTTGACCCGATAAATGTGACCTTGTCGCCCTCTACTTTTGGGAATATTGAACCGAGCGTATCACCGATAATCGTTATTTTGGTTTCACGACTGTGCGTTTGGGTGTTTAGGAGTGTGGTGAATTTCACGGAGAGGTCGGGTGCGGACCCTGCGGACGCGGTCTTCGGTTTTGCTTTAGTGAATTGTGTATCGTCATCGATACACTCCGCACCGGCTCCTGCGTCGCTGTCGCTATCACTGTCACTGTCACTGTCATTGCCGCCGGCTTTCGCATCAGCAGCACTTGCCGCTGTGGCGGCCTTCGCTGCGTCCGCCATCTGGACGAACATCTGTTCGATGGTATTATCACGTTCGATGATTTCGTGCTTAATCAAATGCCGGAGCTCTTTTGTCACCACCAGGCGACATAACCTCGCCATATCCGCCTCTTTCGGGCGTCGTTTCGTGTAAATAGTTTCTATATTTGGATATTTCGCACGACCTTGAAATGAATACTGGAATGCGGTATAAATCATATGATGGATATCATCGTCGGTGATGTCTTCGTCGGCGGCGGTGTTCGCGGCGTGTTTGGCGATAACGGCGTCCACTATATTCGCCGCCAGTTTCTTATATGTCTTCACTGGAATAGGGAAATCGCCGTGACTGCTGCTGGCTTCAATATCAAAACTACATATTTTATACGGGACGACGGTCTCCTTGTCGTTTTGGGGGATAATATCTTCAAATGACAGGCGGTATTCATATTGACACGTCGTCGTGAATTTCTCGATCAACCGCGTCTTTTTCGTGGAAAACTGGATCCAGCCAGATGGGCTGATTTTCTGGATATGGAAGAAACGCAGGATCGGCGGAATATTGGCTTCATAGATGGTGATATTCGTATTCGCGAAATTATAGCCGTCGGGTTTCAATGCGCGTGTCTTTCCTTCAAGTGCGGTATAAATATCGTAAAACCAGAGATTCTTGACGCGGTTCATTACGGTGGTGTTTTTGAATACAAGCAGGATGAATTTGTGGTTTTTACCACCGTCAAACCCGTAGAGTTTCTTTTTTTGGATGATTTCGCATTTCTCCGCGATAATACTGTTTTCGTAATATTTGCTCTTTATATTCTTTTTAAGGTCGCGGATGAATGCGGATTTGGTAGCGTTGGTCCAATGATCGGCGACCTTGACGTAGAAGAAGGGTAGGTAGTCATCCACGAAAATGGAACAGGTTTCGCCTTGTTCATTGATACCGAACATCTGGATTTGGAATTGCTTTGTATCGACGGATACATATGTCGCATTGCCTAAATCTCCTCTGAGACGGCCTTTACCAGTGCCCGTGCGCCCGTCAGTATCAGTGTCGGCATCGCCTTCCAATTCTGATGCGGACCCGGATCCTGATCCTGATCCTGATGACAATGCGTCGTGATGAATTGTTACAGCTATTTCACGGACGTGGAAATCAATCAAACGAAAGCTATTATTATTATCATTATCATTATCTGTGGCTGGCACGGCAACAGGTGAAGCGGTCGTCTTTTTTATAATCTTGAATTTCTTCGCCGGTTGTTTCAGTGCCGGTGTAGGCATTCTGTGTGTCTGTCTAATACAATACAATAATTGTCCTTGTGTTGTATTCATTTAAAATTTCTTTATTTCAATTTTACAATTTCGTTTGATAATCCGATGTATCGTTTCCGACACACACCTTATTCAAACTTCTTAATTGCGGCGCGCTGTTCCTCGATCACGTGTACAATGTTAGGATCATTGGCGATCTTTGGATCGAATATAATCGCGAGATAACCGATCGCCGAAATTGCTAAATAAATAAAGATGACCCAAGACACCCAATGCCAAGTAAAGCACGTTTTATTGGCGACCCATACCATAATCACCGAGAAGAACGCGTTTACGATGAACACTACTAAATTTGTTCCAACCAAATAAATATCGTAGATATTGACGAGAATCACCAATACCAAAATAACCGACGCAAGCGGGCAGATTGTGAAATGAAGATTCATTGAATGATAATGTCGTGTATATATGTTAGAGAGAATATTATTCGAGAGAATATTATTCGAGAGAATATTTAAACCTATGGACGCAAATAAGCAGGTATATATGTAGACCGTCTTGGAGTTGGAATGCGCGATTTCACACTTCGTTTATGCTGCTGCTTCATTAAATTGTGAAACCGACGTAGCGATTTCCGATGAAATAATTTGAATTTTGTCCGTGCGTGTTTTGTAATACGTCGAATATTATTGTCATTGTGCTTGTGCTTGTGCTCGTGCTCGTGCTCGTGCTTGTGTTTGTGCTCGTTTTTAACCAAACCAAATTTCGGGTGTGCGACAACCCATTCCAGTAGTTTGTTATAAACACGTTCCCCCGAATATTCCGCACCACGTGCGCCTTTGCTAACATACATTATACAAGGGACACCATTAATATCTTTAGGTATATGCTTTATTCCGCTAATGACAGGATCATTATTATCTAGGGTTTCAATCTCGACATTTGCGATTGTAAGAACACAATCCGGAGTTTTACAGGTATAATTGGTTTTCAATTCGTGTATTAGTTTTTCCCAATCAGCGGCCATTTTTGTACAATGACCGCACCAATTCGCATATATTTTTACCAGTAATCCGTGGGTTTCTGGATGGTCAAGCGCTTCTTTCGCAGCGGCATTTAGTTCGTTTATGTTTTTTTTACCATTGACTTCTATAATTTTTATCATCTGATAATATAATATTAATATACGTATTTGTATATAGTATTTGTATATAATAAATATCTGAGGTCCTAATGAGTATTTCCGAACGATCCATAAAAGTAATGAATACTATTTTAAACGAAGTAAAAATGTTTGGGGTAATTGTTAAATACGCACCTGTGTTACGAACGGTGCTGGTTGTCGTATTATTTTCAATTGGAGCATATCTCACATATAGAACGCCGTCAAGGGCGACCTTACCTGAAGGGTTTATAAATATAGAGTCCGACGCCCAGGTTGGACGCAAACTTCGAACGACGACGACGACGACGACGACTACGTCCAATGGCGACGCAGCGGGTGCCCAAGGGGCTAAGAAGGAGGAGGGATTTGACGGGGCGACACCATCGCCACCCCCACCTCCACCCCCGAGTGCGCCTAGTTTCGAATCAACCAATAGCCAGCGATGCCCAAATATCTTAATCCAACACGGAAATGAAATCTTTCTATACAATTCTAAAGTCGAAAAAGTGCCGGGCGTAAACCCGATCCGATTTAAAAGTTTAGAAGATTATTCGGAATTTATGGATTGGTTACAGGGACGCGGTATTCGTTGCCCTATTTTATTCCTACAGTTTTCATATGACGCACAGGGAAATGCCGTATATAAGATGCGGCCGTCGCCCGTGGATTTACAGGGCGGACTTTCTCCCAATGTGCCTTATTCGCCCGCACCCGCCGCACTCGTCCAGATGATGGATGCTTCTCGCGATAACCCGCCGTTTAATAACCAGATGTATGATGGATTCGACCCCTTGAATTTCAATATGGGTGATTATACTACACAGGATGCCGACTTTCGCGCGAAGGAACTCACGATGAAGTATAGCGATAACCCGATGGATGCGAATTGGGGTGGGAAGCAGTATTCGGAATCGGTTGTTGACTCTGGGGCGTATATCGAGCGGACGCGTCCAGATGCCATTAGAAGCGATACATCCGCACTCGTCCCGATGAAAATCGAATCTTCGAACAATAAATACCGGAACCCGATGTATGCTGGGGATGCGGTGTCGCGTGGTCGTGGTGCGGATGTTCAATGGGGGAAAATGCGCCAACCGGCGTAACCAGCCGCATAAAAAATTGATACATAATAACTCATATAAACTGATATTATGTATTTGTATATTCAAGAATGACCACGGCAACGACGACCACCACAGCGGCCGCGCACCCAGAAGAAATCGAATGTTTTCGGCAACCGAATGGTGGATTTTCACCGAATAAGCGATATGAATATACATACTCTACACGGAGGTCATTGGAGTATATTCCTGTGCTGTGTCGACAAGACTTTCGGCATTTTACTACGAAACCGTTTATTTATGCGGGGGAGTGGCTGCGCAGTGGATCACGGGGGTTCGGGGATGGTGGGAATTACTGGGAGGTGTTTCTTGGTGATGACGGGACTGATAATATCGTATATTGGGATTATGATGGGACAATGTGCTGGCGTGAGTGTTGACTCACTCGTCCTCACTCCTACGTAATTGCGCTTCGCTCCATTACTTCGTCGTTCGGGTTCTCACTCGTCCGATTATTTCGCTCCACTTCGTTTTGCTCCATAACGTTCTCGTTCGGGTTTCTCTCTCGATGAATCTGACGTCTGGAATCGCAAGTAATCGTTAAATTGTTTATAATTCAACTTAAGATAGAGGAAGACCCGACCGAGGGAGTATGGAGCGAAACGGAGTGAAGCGAAATAATGGACGAGTGAGGATCCGAGTGAAAATGAGTGGAGCAACATCGTGACTTTGTCGCGATGGGTTGCGCAACGACTTTTCACGAGGAATCGATATACCTAGCACATTCTTCTAAAGTCAACTTGAATTTATTCATTGTATTCAATTCATTCATATGCCGGATGATGTCTTCCATTTTTCCTTCGCCGTGGACTTCTCGAGAGACGCTTTTGAGAGAATTGACTATCTTCGCATTCACCCACTCATCCATATTTGAAATGATTTTATTATAATGATTATAATGTGAATCCATATTCAGGGATTTCTGAGTCTTCGTTGTCAGTTCTTCCTGACGCTTGGCGATGGTGATAATATCGCCGTCGTTTTCGTCTTCGAGGGGGTCGGTGCCGCTGCCGCTGCCGCTGCCGCCTTTCTTGGAATTCCGGTTGCCGAGACCTTCGATCATCCCGATATGATTACGGAAAATATACTGGATTGTTACGAGTGCGACGATGATAAAGATGCCTAAAACTACGTATTTGGCGAGGGTGTCGGTGGATTGGTCATTTGGGTTTGGGAGGATGGCGTTCATTGTGGAATGATAATGGAATCGAATGGAATGATGTAATACTGAAATAGTATTAGATTATTTTATTAGTGGTGACGACGACTTTTGCGGCGTTTGATTGTGCGATTGTGTTTGCGGTATGATTTGCGGTGTTTGATGGTTGTTTTTGCGGATTTGGATGTACGTTTGTGCTTGTTTGTGTATTGGGTGCGACGGTGGTTGCGGTGGAGTTTGCGACGACGGCGGGTGGATGAACCGCCATCGAATTCTTTTTTAAATTGTGTTATTAATTCTGTCAATTTTACCACAAGCGTTTGCTTTTCAGCTTTATTTTCATCTTTATAAAGTGGTTTACCGGCACTTTTCATTTGTTCTACTATTGATGACGCAAGTTTAACAGGAGTAAGACTATCAAACATCCAATCTTTGGGGGTATAGTCCGATTTCGAAATTTCGGTTGATAATTCAGGATTAACCTCAGTTACATACTTCAGAAAACGATCCATTTTGGATTGGATTAATGAATCAAGTTGTGACGCTTTCTCGGGGGAATCTGTTAGGATAAATGGTACTAATTTGACTGGACGACGACCAGCTTTTTTTGCACCTACCCCCTTATTAATGGGCGGGAGGAACCCGGAGCCGGAGCTTGAGGGAAACCATGCCCCCGTGTGACTGGGGGCAATGGGGTTTGGGGGAATCCGTGCCCTCGCGTCACTGGCGGCACTGGAGATTACACCTGGAAATTGTAAAGTCACGATCGGTGTCGGGTAAGGCACCCTAACCGCCACCGGCGGTTGCCTAACCTCCACCAGCGGTGGCAGCACCTGTTGTGGCGGTTGCCTAACCGCCACCAGCGATCCCCTTCCCGCCGGTTTAGGATCCGCCTTTGGTAAAGTCTCTCTAGACAGCGCCTTGTCAAAACGTGTCATGAGTATCGCGGGGGCGAGTTCTCCGAGTCTCGCGGGGGCGAGTTCTCCTCTTTCGGATGGTGATGCTACTGCTGCCGCTCCTCCTCCTTCGGGCGCAATCATTGTTTTCCTCCCCAAACGCATATTTCCAGTTTGGTTCAATGTTGATGTAGTGGAGGAGAGGTTGCAGTTGTTCTTTGCTTCACATCCTCCTCCTTCTCTCTTATTTTGCTTGTGTATATCTTCAATTTCTTTAAGTATTCTAACTACTTCTTGTTCATCGGCCTCTTCATCCTCACTAGTGGGAGGTCTACCATTACGTTTATTGCCAATCGCTTTTTTATCCAGAATTGCATATGCAGCGTTGTTCAGTTCTATGATGCGTAATTGTTGAACTTTTGTTAGATTTTCCCATCTTATCTCCCACCACCCACATTTATCCATGTACCCTCCCACCTCCCCC